ATACACCCAATCACATTGGAGGCTGCTACAGAAGTGGCCTCTAATCTCCGTCCAGATGACCTCAGAGAGGTCGAAGAGGGTCATGGGATAAATCCTACAGCCCTACCATTTCTGATGTCTCAGAACCCATCCTACGTGTATTTCACAGTGCCTGACGGCAAGACTGCTGGCATGGCCGGAGTAGGAAAAGATGGTGACATATGGATGCTATGCACTCCACATATACACCGATACCCAATTACATTCGCAAGAGAGGCCAAACGGTATGTCGATAACCGTACTGAGCCGCTCCTTTGGAATATAGTTGACAGTCGAAACAAAGCACATCTTAGATTGCTAAAGTTTCTAGGCTTCAAGTTTTTACGTAAGTTAAAGCATGGGCCAAACAATGTAACATTTATTGAATTTTGCCGTGTGCGTAGATGCTAATGCAGGGGCTAGAGCTGCTGCTAGAGAACGAGCTAGACAAAAAGATGCTCAGTTCGCAATCAAAAAACTACAATTCTTTAATAAAGAAGTCGGGCTATCTAGAGCCCAGAATAGAAATGTCATAGGTTACACTCGTGATCTTAGTGACGCTTATGTACGAGCTGTGTATGCCCAAGGTAAGGCTCGTAAGTCCAAACAAAATCTAGTTGCTAAATACCTTGGATCTAAAAAGTTTAGTGAAGGTGGTAGAAGTAGAAAGTTTGGAAGAAAACAATTTGTAAATATGTTAAGAAGACAATCAGATCTAGAAGGTTTTACAGGTGATCTATACGGAAGAAACATGGCAATAGCCCAAGAAGGTTCTAGACGTAGATTCCAGTTTGCTAATGCTAAAGCTCGAGAGAAGCTTGGTATACCAGCTGCATATGGTGCTCCTGTTATGATGCCTCCAACAGATAGACTTACCGGTGCGTTACAACTAACCAGTCAGTTAGTAGGTATAGCTTCTGGTGGTGCAAATATAGCTAGTACAATAAAAAATTGGTAAATTATGACATATTCTAACGTTCGAGGGGTGCGTGACGCATCCCAGACGATCGCTAATACTAACTATCTACCAGTAGATGCTGACTTAACAGCAGCTATGGATAAGGAAGCTGACTTTCAAATAGCTGATAGAAAAGCACTTGCTGACCAGATGATTGAAATAGAGCAACTTAAGGCAACAGCTCTAGATAAAAGATTAAATGCGATTAGAAGTATTACAGGCGATGTCGGAAAGATAGCTGAAGTTGTAGAAGCTGCTCGTGCTAGTCAAAGAGATCAGGCTCCTGACAGAATACTAGCTAAACAAAGTAAAGCTAAGATTTTACAGGCAGCAGAAAACGATAATGCTATCGAAGGTTTTAGATTTCAAAACTTTATACTTAATGCTGATGATCCTAC